GCAGATTTCTTTGTTGATTCTGAAATAATTGCAGCATTAGCAACTTGTGGAATTGATACTCCACCACGAGTTTTTTCTATTGGAAAGTCTGTTCCTGGTGTAATTGGGCCTGTTGTTCTTACCCCTCTGCCCATAGCACGAGTTGCGCCAGCAGCAACTGATGCTCCAACATTTGCCACATCATCAGCACGATTTTGCATTCCAACTTCTAAACCACGAGCAATGTCTTCTCCAATAGGAATTGTTCTCTTTGATGGTGACTGAGTTCCAGCAGCCCTTGCGGTTGCAGTGACTACCTCATCCCCTAGTTGTGTTGCTTCAAGAACAGCCTGTTTTTTCTTTCCTTTGTAACTACCACTTGGAGTAATTGGATTTCCAGAATAGAAATTGTTTGGATTAGTTGAACTCTCTCTTCCAACGTTAATATTATCAAAAAGAATTTGATTTTGTGTTTGTCTTCCAGTTTTACTTCTTGTAAATTGACCACTTTGTAATCCAGCAACAATGTCTTGTTTTTTAGCACTAACCCGAATCTGACCAATTTGTTGTGATGCTATATCTAGTGCATTTGCTGCTTTTCCTGCTGCACCTTCCACGGCCTTGTATTTGTCAATTACCGCTCTAGTTGCATCAGCAAATATTTGATCTGTAACTATAATTTCATCGCCCACAGCCTGTTGTTTTGCCAATTGAACAGTTCTTTCTCCAATCTCATTTTCAAGTGATTGAAGCGCCGCAGTGTTTTCAACGTTTAATAAATCTAATCCCCCAAGTTTAGCGGCAGTCTTAAACTTTCCAGTACGTGCACCATACTCTGCTGTAAATGACTCAGCACTTGCACCAGTTTTCATTGCAACATTTAATGCCTGTGGAAGTTCAGCAACTAAATTAGAAACTACTTTAATAAACTGTGGAAATTCTGCTGCTAATTTTTCTAGACCAGCAATCTGTATGCCTTTTGCATATTGTGCTGATCCAGGTAAAAATGGCATTTGTGCATGTGCATACGATGCTGCTTTACCAGACATGTATCCAGGAATATTTCCTGCAATCATTCCATTAATCAATGCTCCATATTTTTGAGTCATATCTGCAGGTATAACTGCTTCACCTGGAGTAAGCATTGCAGGAACAGTATCTTTATTACCGCTTCCAGGTACTACAACTACACCCTTGTTATATTTCTTTGGTGGCATCATCATGCCAGGATTACGTTGTGCAAACTGCTGTAGTGCTGCTAAAGCATTACGATATTCATTGGCAAGATTTCTTATAGCACCTGCTTCAGCATTAAATGTTTGTGTAAGTCTTGCATGTGATTGATCTAATGAGTGAGCAACTGCAGCAGCCCTTTGTTGTTCTACCGTTAAATAATCTGTTTGTTCTCCAAGAATTTGTGTTTGACCAGTTAATCTTAAATATCCTTGACGTAATACCAGCAATCCTTTAGCACCGTTTGCCAAGGCATTCATCAATAAGCCAAATGTCATAAGCGCTACTGGACCTATTGCACCAATTGCAACTGTTAAAACAACTATTGCTTTCTTTACGCCAGATGAAAGATTATCGAATCTTTCTAATACTCCGCCTACAAATTCTAGTATTGGGGTAACTGCTTGAAGAAATGCTTCTCCTACTGGAATTAACGCAAACTTAAGATCTTCTACAGATTTACGGAATTTAGTCATTCCAGAGTCAGCGGTCATTCCTAGTTCTGACTCAGCCATTCTTGCTAGTTCTTCAGTCGATGCTGTTGTTAAATCAATTACTCTAGATGCCTGATTTCCATCTTGAATAACGTTTTGAAATAATGTAGACAAACGTGCTAACTGGAACTTACCAAACAGTTGCTCAATTGCTCTTTGTCTATTTAGGTCTGTCAAACTATCAAGAGCAGTAGCAAACTCAATAACTGTTTGTTTTACATTTCCTGCATTTTTATTTACAATGGAATCAATATCAATTCCAAAGCCTTTCATCATGTCTCTTGCTTTGTCTGTAGGATTAATAAGAGATGCAAGACCAGACTTTAATGCGTTAGCGCCTTCAGATGCATTAATACCGCCCTCTTTCATGGCAGTTAAGAAGAATGCTAAATCTTTTACATCTCCTCCAAGTTGTTTTACAACTGGTGCTGCTTTAGGAATAGCCGTAGTGATGTCATCAAGAGATACAACAGTTTGGTTTTCTACTGCGTTTAGAAAATTAATTGCCTCTGCTAATTCTTCAGACTGTAACTGAAAAGAATTTTGCAAAGAAATTGTTGTTTCAAGTGCTTTTTGTTGATCAAGTTGTCCAAGAATTTGAAGCCTTGTTGCCTCTGTTACCTGTCTTTGTAAATCTAAACCTTGAAAACCCGCTGCTGCAGCGTCTGCTGCTAGGCTAACGGTTTGAGAAACCGCAATGCCGTATCTAGTGAATGATTGTCCCAAAGCCTCTATATCAGCAAGTGCTTGCTGTCTTTCTGCTTCTGGAGTAAATAAATCTCCGTACACCTTTCTAAATTTAATGGCAGCAGTTTCCATATCCATAAATGTTTTTGATGCTGTCATTCCAAGAGTTGCTAGTGGTAAGGTAAAGCCAACCATCAACTGACGACCAGCCCATTGTGTATTTTTACCAAAATTTAAAAGATTTGTAGAACCTTGTTTTACTAGTTGATTGAATAAAGATTGTCTTTGCGCTGCCATTTGTAACTGAGTTGACATTTTTGACATGTCAAGTTCATTTGGCATAATCGCAATTGCTCGCATTGCCCCGCTTGCATCTCTACCCATCTTAACATACTGAGTTTGAAGACGCTTTACGTTTTGTTCTGCTACTTTATTTATTGTGTCAAATTCAGAACTAAATAACTTACCAAATGTTTTTGTTGATGCACCAGCAAAACGGAAGTATTCCCGCATTGAAAACTTGTTTTTTTCTAAAGAATCAGTAAAAGACTCTGCTGTTGTTTTAACAGTTCGTAATTCTGCAGAAAAAGATCCAACAGCATTTATGCTATTAAGGAAATTCTTCTGCAGATCACGTTGTGCCAGTCCAGCGGTTTCGCTGCTTCTAGCAATTGATGTATGAAATTGTGATATCTGACGCTGTAATGCTTTTAGTTGTGCTAATGCATTCGACGTATCAATATTAACGCCAATATTAGCATTAACGTCAGCCACTTCTCACCTCTTTAGTTTTAGTTGCTAAGAGCGTCTTCAGCAGCAGCAAGTTGTGTACCTGATGCAGCCTCAACAATCTTGTATACGGTTGGCAAATCTAGAATATCCTCAAGTTTTGAGAGATCAGCCAACTCTGGCTTGTATTGCTGCATTGCAATTGCAACGCATTCTACAAGAAGAGTCATAGACTTTTCATTATCATCCGCCACCGCTGCAACTCCCTCAAACTTCTTCATAAAAGGACGAAGAAGAGAAATTTTTAGAGGGCGAACTGAGATTTTTGTCCCGTCCATAAGCGTGAGTTCTTTAGACTCATGCACAGTTGTTGCCATTATTTCCTCCTATATAGGTTATGTTAATTATAGCACAAAACGCTGTTTTTTTAAATTAAGATTTCATAACAGATGGGTCTCTCATATCATCATAATCAAGCCCCATACCGATTCCAAATCCAACTTTTTTAGCATTTTCTCCTTGTAGTGCCAGAATATCATTACTGTCTTTTGCACTACCTTTGCTAAATACCCTGGCTTTCATGTCTTCCCATTCTTTTTGACCACGCTCAGCACCAGTAGCCTTATCTAAATCTACCCCCTGTATTGCAGCCAAAAATTTTCTTTCCTGATAATCAAGGTCTCTTTTACTTTCTAGTGTTGTTAATAATTCGGGCATTGATAAAGACTTTTCTAATTCATGATAATCTTTCCATATACCAAGCAAAAATACCTCTGATTCTAGTTTTGCCAAATCTAAATCATCCCATGTATTACCACTACTAGTTGCTTGTTTGGTAACTGTTTCTTCTGATTGTTGGTTTATTTTGATACCCGCCGAAAAATCTAAGATTTTATAGATTGTTGGAAGATCTAGATTATCCTCAATATCTTCAGTTGTTTTTGATATTTGTGGATAATATTGTTTCATGCATATTCTTGCACATTCTGTTAATTTTTCAATAGCCTCATCATCACCCTTTGACTGTTTTACATCTTCAAAGGCAATCATAAACTCTCTAAGATATTTTATCTTTAATGGAGTTATTTCTAATTCTGTACCGTCAATTAAAAAGATATTTCCACTTTTGTATATTTCTGTAGCCATTTTATCTATTCTATCATACAACAAAGCCCACCCCGTTTAAGGGATGGGCCTGTTATTAATCTAAAACTAGATTATGATCCTTGTGTCCAAGTACGGTCAATAAGTTTGCCGTATGAAGCACTTGTATCTTCAGGAAGAAGACGGAATGAGACCTCAAACATAGAAGGCTCGTCACGCTTTGCGGATACTGTTACATTCTCAATTGAGAGTGCACGGTACGCAGCGTAAACACGCTCTACGTATGCGGAGTCTTCGCAGTCTCCAGTTCCAGGACCAACAGCAACAATTCCTCGCTCAACTGGGCATTCTCCAATGTCTCCTGCGGAGAGATTAAGAGTTTGTCCACTTGAAGTAGATTTGGTTCCTGTTAGTTCATCAGTTGGGGAAGCAATAGCCAAGAGAAGATTCTCTAGGGTAGCCTCTGCAAAAGCAGTTGCCATATTTACTTGCATTCCTTGCTTGTATAACTTAGCAACGTCAAGAAGTTGGTCAACCTGTACTTCACCGAAGTCTGGTTGGAACTGCAATTCAAGACCGTTCATGGTATAACCTACGTTTGTAAAATCGTTATCGTCTGCTAGTGTTTCTCTATAAGACTCTGAAGATGTAAACGCAGGTAGTGTGCCAGAAGTCAAGGTTGCGTCAGCAACAAAGAAAGCAGCAGCACCAACAATAATGTTGTTTGATGTACCACGTGTATATGCCATATTTTCACCTCTATTCTAAATATTTCTATATTAAATTTTTGGCGGGTTTCCTCAAAACAATTATAACAGTGTTTTTAGGTGTAGGGATATCCTGGAGGGTTGTTTGAGTGATAATCATATTCTATAATTAGTTTATTTGCGTATACCGTTCGTGCTGAGGCCAGTTCAAGTAGATCTCTTGTTTCGTCTGCCTGGTATACCCTGATATTATGAAAGAATATGTTAAATGGTAAGGATGCCTGAGACTGTCCAGCACACCAGGCATTTACATCCTGGGCTGCAACGTCTTCACGGTCTAGGGCATCGCTTATAACTCTATGGGCATCTGTTATCTTGCTTAAATCTGTACAATATAAATAATAAACTACCTGTTCTCTTTTACGTCTATAAAAAGGGGTAGGTCTAAATCTAATTAATCTTTCATACTGAATTAATAGTGGGTCGTCTATTCCTGGAGCCCCTATATAGTTTTTAAATACATCTTCTATATTTGTTGGGGTAGTGGGAAAAACAGGAACCATCTGCTCAAAACCACTTAAAATATCAAACATCTTTAACTGTTCAACAACATACTGGTTTATAAAAATAGGTGGAAACGATGTGTCTGTTATTTTAGATACATATGTCATAATATTATTCTACCTCAATCTTAGCATTGGTAATCCATTTATATCCAGTTGAAATACCTTTTGATTTACCCTGCCTTGCACCAGCAGCAAAGTTTTGTTTGAATACCTTTGGCTTTTGAATATAGTCAAACATTCCGCTTGCTCTTAAAAACCCTTGAGTAAAATATCTTTTCATAAATTCATCAAAGACTCTTTCAAAAGATCCTTCTACTTCTTCTCCTCCAGGGTTCCTAACTGTAATAGGTTTTCTAACAAACACTGTTTGTCCACCTTCATAAAACCTTAAAACAGAGTTTGCTTTTGGTTTAATTACAACTGGAATACCTTCTTCCATTATTTTTGCCTTATTATAAAATGGTGTATTTGTATCTGCTTGTATCGATCTTGATTGTTTAAAAGTAGAATTAAGAGATAGTCCAAGATTACTAACTGTATAGTCAATGTCAAATAATCTTGCTGCTGGACTTCCTGTTTGATACCATTCGTATACGTGATGTAATGCACTGCTATTTGCTCTAGCCTCAAGATCTATGTATTGACCTAAAGCACCTATTGTTGCTTTTCCAAGGTTATTTAAGAATACCTTTTTGCCACGCTGAGCACCTTCTAAAAATCCAAGAGAATACTGAACAATATTTATAAGTTGTTTTTCAAAACTATTAACTGTAAGAGATGCTCTCATTAGTCACCTACCGCTTGATTTTCTGTCCTACGCCAGAGCATCTTGTAGTATTCTATATTTCCAAAAGCATTAACAAAGGGCTCAATCGTTCCAATTTCATAAATAGTGCCACGACCATTTCTTGGTCCAGCGGTTTCTTTATAAATCAAAGTATCTGATGCAGTTCTAATATTTGTAACTAAAATATTGCTAACAGCATTATTGGTGTCGTCAGAAGATGTGCGAAGATCTGATTTAGAGCGAGCAACTAATTTGCCATCATATTGTAAAAACACTTCTGGTTTTAACTCGTCAGTTCCTGCTCCACCTACGGTTGTTGCATTACAGGCTACGGTTCTATCAAACACCCATTCCTTGTTTGGTTGACCATACTGATTTTGAGTAATGATAGGATAGTAGATATCTGCTTTCATTGGATATACAAAGTCTGTACTTTCGCAGGTATTCATTATAATATCCCAGGCTTACCAAAATTGGTAATATATTTCTCCAAAATCTTATCCACTAAAAGATTTCCAGTTCCAAAGAAAGAACCTTTTTCTACCTGTATTCTAAATTGATCTGTTGAATAGTTTGTGATATATCTCTTATGATAATCTAATCTTCCACATTTTAAATCATCAATAAGCATGAGGGTTGCATCTTTAACATCATAAGGTACTACTTTGTATCCCGTCGCTAATTGAAACAGATAGTTCCATCCCATGGGAAATGACACTCCTGGGGCCACAGCGATTGTATTTGGGCTATCTCCTGAGTCATATAGGTATATTGAATCAGAGTAGGCCAGAGGAACTCCTCTTGGGAAACCTGCTTGACGAATATAAGAATCTGTTTCTTGAACCCAGTCTTTAATAATTGCTGTTTTGTCTTTTGTTAACAAATAATTCCATTGTTTATCACCTTGTGCTTGTGGACTATCATCATTATCCCAAACAAGTTCATTGTTTTCATATGCTTTAAGAATTAAATAAGTTCTCGCCCATAGTGGCATAAAGTCTGTATTGTTTCCAATTGTTTCATACCAAGAACGATTATAATAAAAACCACCAGGAACAATTGAATCAATGATTGCTCTTGCTAGATTTTCCCATTCTTTATATTGAGCCTTTTCTGTGGCGGTAGTGCCAAGAGTATTTGGATTTACATATGGCCTGTTTATTTCAAGGTTATCTTCTACAACAATATCGCCTTCTTCTGCACTTGTAGAAGCAGTAGTATAAACTGCATCATAAATTGTTAAAGAATAAGAATCATCATAGGTATTAAATAGGTCTGGAAGGATATAGGAAATTTTAGAGTCTGCTGAAGATGTTATTGTTTCTTGAACTTCATTAACATTTCTAGTACCCTCATTAATTACTAGGATATAGTCTGTATCTGCTTCTGGCACATCATATGTGATAGAAAGGGGATAGGGTGGGAGTCTTAAGATCTGCATTATACTTTGCCGTAATGTTTGGCTACTTCTTCAGGCGTTGCTGAGCGCACTGCCTTATGCTTTAGCCACTTTTCGGATACCTCCTTAGTAATAATATTATAACCCCTTTGAAGTTGCCCCACACCATTCCAATGAAGATTCTTTTCTGAAAATACCGCTACCCTTTCTTGAACGGTACTTGATTTAACTTCCTGATGATCCTCTCTAGGAACAAAAGGTAAAATCGCTTCTAATAGATCTAATTTTGTAGTTGCACCAAATGTATCAATATTATTTTTTTTAGCATATGACTTTAACTGTGGTACTGTCTTTTTATTAAATTCTTCTACTACTTCTTTTGTTGTTGCCATTTTATCCTCCACTGCTATTATATCAGAATCCCTATCTGTATAAACTTTGTGCTCTTCTTACTCCCGCAGGAGTCCCACTTATAATTACATTTTCACCAAAATTAGGTGTTGGTATGCACCCCAGCGCATATTTTTCTGTAATAATTCCACTAGGTCCACTAATGATTGTTCCTATACCGCCAACTGCTATAGCACCGTCACCACTGTGTTGATGATTTACTGTTGGATTTCCTGGATAAGACATTTCTTCTCCTAATATGATAAAGGAGGACAGTTTTATCTGCCCTCCTTATCGGTTAGTTTTTACAAACTATGCAGTTGGGTCAGAGGCTGCATCTGCGTAAGCAACTGCATCCTGCTCTTCCCATTGTAAGCCAAAACGAACGAATACTGTGTACTCGATTGTATCTTTCTTTGGCTTGTATTCACGGTTTACGGTAATATCTCTCTGGAAACCCCATACACGGTTAGCAGGGAATGTCAAGTCGACATAATCTGCTGGGTAGTAAGGAACTTCCATAACATCAATTCCAAGAACACGAGTTGTACGTGATCCACCGAATGTTTGTCCAACACCATCTAGGTATTGCTGACGGTTGCGCTCTGTACCAGCAGCACGAGGTGCAAACGCTTCAGCAATTGCATCAGCGAGTGTACCGTTGTTCTTAACAATTCCCTGGAAAGCATCTGTACCAGCATAGAACTTTAGGTTCTGCTTGATAGCACGATACTTACGTGGCATTGCAAGAATGATGTCCTGCATGACCTCTGTTGTCCAGTTGTCATCAGTAACAGTAACGAGTGCCTCATGAGCATCTCCGTCATTTTCTACTTTATGAACAAAGCCTTCCATGATTGAAAGGAATGATCCTGTAGAACCGTCGCCATTAATGGCTAGGTCTTCGATATCGTTAGCAAATGCATTGGTCATCAAGCGAACTAGATGATCTTCCAACGCACCTCCTTCAATATTATCTTCAAGTGACTCTGTAGATACTTCCCAATCAAGACGAATCTTTTTGGTTGTTAATTCTACTTTAGTGAATGTAGCACCTGTATTTGTGTAATCGTTGCTTGCCTGTGCAGCAGCACGAATAACACGCTCACCAACGTTAACCTTCTCGATTTCCATGGTGTTTGCTCGCATTGTAACTCTACGACCATCTTTGGCGAGAACTGTTGCATCCCACACGTAGTCGATAAAGCGACGAGCCTGCTCTGGCAGAAGAATACCACCTGGCGTACCAGTTGGACTTACTGCGTTAGGTCCGTTTGTTACACCAAAGTTTGGTGTAGCAATGTTACCCAGTTGAGCGCCAACATCAGATGTAGTTGGACTGGTGCCTGTTGCACCGCCAATGTCACCTGAAGCGAAAGCACCATCACCTGCGTGTTGATGCGCTACCGTTGGAGAACCTGGATAATTTTTTACGATTTCTTGTTCCGACATATTGTTCACCTCCTAGTGAATATACCTTTAATTAAATAGGTCGGCTGTTTTGAGGAAACGTCCGCCCCATAGGGATTTTTGAGTTTTCATTTCTGGAAACTCCTGCACGATCTCGCCTAGATCGCCAGACTTGCGGAAAGCAGTATCTTTTTCTACAAGATCTACTCGCTTTCCAAACTCATTAAAAGTTCCCCTTACTTGGCTTACCTCATTTGCTACAGACTTTACTTCGCCTGTAACTGTTTCAAGGGACTTTGTGATTGCTTCAACATTAGCCTGCATAGACTTAACTGTTTCAGCAAGATTGCTCAAGGCATTAGTAAGAGAGTCATTGATATCAGCAACAGACTTTGCAATCTGTGTTGCACTATCAACTACTGCATCTACTGACTTTTCCGCTGCGATGTCAACAACAGGAGCATCTGCTACTGGTGCTGAATCTGCCACTGGCTCTGCAACAGGTGCTTCTGCAGAAACTTCTGCTGGAGCATCTACTGGAGCCTCTGCTACAGCATCTGCTGGAGCCTCTGGAGCAACCTCAACATGTTCAACTACGTCTGCTGTATCTGCAACTTGTGCATCTACAACTTCCATTGTTTCTTCTGTCATAGGATTTTCCTCCTTTGTAATCTTAATTGTCCTAATGCCTTTTGCACTATCAACTAAGAACTTTACTGTTGTGATATCTTCTTGATCTTCAACAAAGCCAATGTTTTTCATTGAACCATTACAAGATGGACAACTCTCATCGGACTCTTTTGAAAGTCTTACGATATCATCTGCCTTACACCAATAAACTGTATCAATAACTGCTTTTGATAAGTACCCGCCAAGTTGTCCCTTTTCAATAGAGATAACATTGGCAAATTGGTTTGCTGGATTATCAACAAGTGATAACTCAAACAATTCGTACTCTTTAATTATACGCACTGATTTATCAATTTTTTCATCATACATGTCATCAGACTTTGTGATGTTGCCACCAATTGAAAAACCAGTTAAAGTTCCATCAAGGACTTTCTCCCAGGTATCCTGAGCGCCTTTTGAAACATAAGCAGAAACATAAACTCCGCTATAAAACTTTTTTACCTGTGGATCAAAATAACGATCCTCTTTAAAAGAAACAACCTTTCCTACAGCGCTAGGCTGGTGCATCTCCCGAAGGTTCCCTCTGAATTTTTTAAATGCGTCTATACTTGCTTCTGTCGTAACAATATCATTTTGTTTGTCTACGTTATCTAGAGTGGCAAAGCCAGAGACAATACGACGTTCTTGGTCTACTTTGCCAATAGGCATAGAAAAGCGAACGTTGTCGCCATCAGTAATCCAGTGTGCTTTATTTATAGTCATGGCAGTATTATTATAGCATTACTTTATAATGCTTTCTCAATTATTGAGACGATCTGCCTTCACCTTGTGCATTTCTTCCAGATATGGTTGTAGTAGAGTCTGATTCATTATTTGCTCTTTCAGCATCTCTTTCTCTGTTACCCGCCAAGTTTGCCCTGGCATCTGTAGCCTGTCTAGCACTCATTGTAAATGGGTCGTCTCCGTCTGGGCGTTGTGACATATTTAATAATTCACGTGCCTCATTTGGAGTAATGACCTGAGTCTTGACATACCTTTCAATAATCTGAGATTGAGCAATTTCATCTGTAAGTGTAAGTTCATTAAACTTAAGATCAAGAATGTCAGTCTTTTCCTTAACTATCTTATTTACGATCTTCTCTAAATGACGTTGGGCTGGACGAGAAACCTGCTCTTTAAAGGTTCTATCCTGTGCAAGCGCAGCAGCGATAGCAGCAGAGTCAGATCCGCCAAGTTTTGAAATAGGAACCTGATGAGCAACCAAAATATCATCACGATTTTGTTTACGATATTTCTCAAATGATCCCTCTTGAACACCATTTTCAATAGGTTGCATGTTAAATTCAACCTTATTTCCATCTGTATCTCCAGGAAGTGGGATATAGAGTGTTCTGTGATTTTGTCCTTTTAAGCCTGTTTGCATAAAGCGGAACATCTTGTCTTCAGCATCAGCAGATAGTTTTGCACCTTTTACTGTGATGATATATCTTGGTACCGCTTTGTTTTGGAAATAATCAATGTTGTACTGAGCAGCAAGAGAGTCTCCAACAAGGGAAGAAACGGCAGATAAAATATCTGGAACTCCATAAAATGTATTTAGAGGAGAGTATTGCTTAAGATGTAAAATTTCATTTGGTCTTTGATCTGCAGTAAGTGGGTTTATATTTTTTGCACCAAAGTTTCTAAAGTATACCAACTTCTGACCAATGATTTGAACAAAGCCATCACGCAAACGGCGGACACGAACTGTGGTTGCTGGAATATGTCCAACATAACCAATCTCTCCAGTTACGGTACGGCCAATCTCAAGAAAGCCATTTCCTGTAGCCTGAACATCTGTATAAAATTTTTCCATTGTTTGCTGAAAAGTATCCTCATCATTTAAGGATTCTAACCAGTCACGAATCTCTATTTTCATACGCTCTACACGACGACGAGCACGATTAACGGCATCATCATCATCATTCATTTCAAACCTTAACATTGTTCTATCTGTTAATTCAAATTTATAACCAAGACCTACAACATTTTCTACCTTTGCATCAATAGCAGCATGATTAGCAAAAGATGTATCATAATAACTTGCTAGTTCATAAAGGTTATATGGTGGTGTAATTACATCAAATAGTCCATAGCCATTTTGATATACCGTTCCAGGATTAATTTGTTTTGACTGTGCCCCGTCTTTTCCAGAAGGAAAGGCATTTGCATCATTTAGGTATGCAGCAGTTGGAGCAATTGCAGGGTAGCGAGGATTATAAGTCTCTGCAGCCATAGAATACTTAGAAACTGTTCTGCTTGTTCTACGCTTAAAATTAGTGTCTATGCCAGATAGGTCTTTAAGTTGGTCCCATGATTTTAAGAAAGGATCATTTTCAAGAAACTGATTACTACCTGTATCTTCTGTATTTAGGCTTGCTTGTATATATTCAAATTCTCTATCCATTTTCGTATGCATCTCTTCCGTGTGTTTTTAATGTTTTTTGTGCAGCATCAACAGCGCCTAGATCGTTTAATGAAGGAATAAGTCCTTGATTAAATCTGTCTACCTGCTCGCTATACTCTTCATCTGTAACTCTAGTTAGACCTGGTACGAATATCGCCTGACCATCACCTTCATCGCCATGATGAACGGCTGCCTGTTTTAATTTTGTAATCTGAGCAATATCTCCACGAAGCGACTCAATGTTTAAAACATTGCCCTCTCCATCCGTAAACCACTTGCCATTAGCCTTTTTATAAACATAAAGACCCCAATTGTAGTCTTTCTCAATCACCTTACGGCGGACATTACTTACAATAGGTTTGCCAGTTTTAGGGTTAATTAATGGATTATTCTTAGAACTCATACCACAAGTATAGCAGATTATACTGGTGTTGCAACATTGGTTGACCAAATTACCTCTGAGTATAGGCTTAATTCGTTCGGTTCAATACTAAGTCCTTCGTCATCATCAATAATAATCTTATTTGTTCCAAGATAGGTCTTATATACATCTACTGGATTTACTCCATATAGTTCAGACGAAGAAATAACAAGGACACCTTCCCAAATGAAATTATTAAGCCAGAATTCCCACTCAAAGTTTGTTATACCGTCGGTTTCTACCCTTAGCCATGGTCTTGTAAGACTACTTTGGACCTGCTGAAGATTATTTGCCTGGTAATAAGCAATATTATTAAATACCATTGGACCATTAAGATTAATACCACCCAGATATAAATCAAAGTTAAGAGATGTAGAAAATGCTAGACCAAGTACTCCCCACTCTTTAATTGTTAGTACTGGCTCTCTTACTAGAGTACCGTTCCAATAATAGACAAGACCATTAAAGTTTCCACCAGTTGCTACGCTTTTTGCAAATACCTTTGCTCTTGACCCATCGCTATCTAGAGCCTGCATAAAAAATTTAATTGTGTCGCCCTTATACTCAATCTCAAATAGTTCTGTTTCTGCTAATGGGAATTTATCTAAATCAGACCTCATCCACATCTGCATAGCGCTTACACGATAGTTGTCAGCAATTGTGCTATTAATTGGAATAGCAATTCCACGACTTACCTGTGGATCATACTGTCCTCGTATTTCTATACCAGAGGTTCTGTTTAGGTATAGATACGGAGTGCTGCCCTTGTAAATGCTAAAAGGATTTTTTGCTTTATAGTCATAATAGAGACCAGCACGTGTGTATGGGAACAGGTCAACACCAAATCGTGTTCCAACTGGATTGAATGAGTTATCATTAAAGGCCTGAGACGCAAGTTCAAGTCTGCGAAGTGTAATTGGCTTTGTTAAAATACCACGAATATTAAACTCAAGGTGATAAACAATTGCTAAATCATTAAAGTCAACAGACTTATTAGGATAAATAAGAGTATTATCTACTACCTCAAATTTTGTAACATCCCAATACTCATATTCTGCAATGTCTATGACAGATCCTTCTTTAGGTGGCTCTGTTATGGTAAATGCAGACTGTGGAGAGTTAGCACCTTCAACAACATATTGGAAAGTTAAATAACTTCTAATTGATGCTTCTGTAGTATCATATTCATAGAATTTAAGAGATCTAGATTCCATATCTTCATAGTTGTTCCAGCCAGTAAACAAGTAATTATCTAAATCGTTATAGGTTCTCTGAACTGGATGACGATATTCTTGAAATAGTTCTTCATAGGTCCAGGACGAGGTTGTTTCATCTTCTAGTAACTTTGATGGCTTTGGGTATCCAATATTAAACTGAATAAAGTCT